AATCGCCCATAAGCTATATTGCAATACGGCAGAACATTATTTTTTGATAATGAAGGGGACAATCACAGAAAGTGGTTGTAATATATGGATTGTGAGGGGGTGTGCCATGAACAGCATAGTACCTATAGGGGCAGGGCTCATAATAAGCGTAGCGGGCTATTTGGTCAACCGGAGAAGTCTGAAAAACTGGCTTGACACCCGGAGGATTGATATTGCTAAAGAGCGCGATCCGTTGGCGTGTGGTGTTTGCGGTGCACCGATGCAGATAAAGAAGCGATTCACGGGGCAACATGCAGGCAAAGAGATGCTTGTTTGCAGCAGATACCCCGAATGCAGAAAAGTAGAATGGGAATGACTCGGGATGTACCATTGCTGCATGGTAAAAGTTAGACCTGGGCGGCATGTAGCATTGATTAAGTTGTTGATTGTGGGGTGATCTTCTGGCATGGAGCAAGCGACACCTGTACCCGTGATCTATTTCAGCGAAGATGTATCAGCGCATTAAAGACGGTAACGCTTCGCTCTGTCCTTCGGACGCAGGCATATAGACTGACTCGTAAGCTGACCAGAGACAATCACGCGAGAGAGTAGAAAGACGTTGACGGGGTAATGATCCCCCTACACCCCCGCAGAGCGGCGGCGCAGGGGGATTTCCGCAAAGGGTGGAAACTGTATCTTCGCCCCAAGATTCTTGACTGAAGACTTCAAGGGAGTCATAGAGACGGGCGGCCCAGAGGGGCAGGGGATAGAGGTCACGATCTGCAATGACTGAAGCTCCGGCGCCAAGGCCAGCATAACGACGGATCACCAAAAACATAGGGATAGGCGAGAACGGCAAGCCGATGATAGGGAGTTTCAGCTTTTGCAAGTTTCTAAAGCGGCTCTCATACTCGGCAAGAGGCCGAATCTGGCTATCAATCATTTCTATGGTGTGTGCGATAAGTACCACGTTCCAGCCAAGTTTCCTGTGTTGGGTAAAGAACTGAATCCAATCCATATTTTTTTCCCACTTTCTCGCGTTGAAGATCAATTGGCACTCATCAAGCAACAAGAGGCCATAACCCTCACCGTACCCGCCATTGTCCTTGTAAATACCAACAGCGTCAGCGCGTGGGTTGATGCTATGAATAGCAGCAAGTGAATTTACACGGTGAAAGCGTGGCCACAAGCTCGATGCCAAGTCATAACGATATTGATCCGAGAAGCGACCGAAAAAAGACCTTTTTGCTATTTGGTCCGACCATCCATCGACAAGTGAAAAATTGGCAGCAACGACACCGCCTTTTTTAAGGTGCATTATAGCACGTGCGACAGCAGCAGCACTTTTGCCACTTCCTGGGGTTCCTTGGCAGACTTCAATCATTTCGTTTCCCCCTGTTCATTAACGGCTTCGACGTAACGACGAAGGACAGAGCTAGAGAGGCCAGTAAAAGCAGGCTTTGGGAAAAACCGACCAACCTGGGAAAAGCACGTTTTTTGCCAATGTTCAACACGTTCCGTGGTTGTCATGGCATTAATTGACGTGAGGGTGGCGACTAAGAATGAGGCAATAAGTAAGTTTATCATGTCAGTAATTTCAACCAACGTGCGACAGGGGCAATGACTAAATACGCGATCATGCCAGCGGTGATAAAGCTGACCATGGTCATTAAGAACTGCATTGGGAAAATCCAATTGAGGCATTGAATGCAGACCGTGGCAGTTTCGCTGATTGGTACTGATGCGTTAGTAGGGACAGAGATAGCAGCGGGAAACCAGCCGACCACCTTTCCGGCAAATTCACACAAACCGTCAAAAGCGGCCTGAGCACCATCAATAACGGTGTTGTAGACAGTTATCAGGAACGCAGCATAAAAGCCTTTTAACCATTCAACAAAGGTTGCTAACATTAATTTCCCCTCCAAAAGCCAATAACCAGCTGGACGCCACCGATGGTCAGCAAGATGCCGATAAGCCAGCGGCAAACAGTCGCCACAGGGTCGAATATATCAAGTGATATATGCATGACATTCGATTGATATAAGGGCAGATCAAAAGAAGGTGCTACTGGATCAGCGACTAGAACAGACAGATAAGAGCCGAGAGTAGAAATCAACGAGAAAGGAAAAACGGTAGGAATAAGGTTTTTCAACGTCTCGAATTTGTCCCACTTCCATTTATGGAGCTTTCCGGTGGTGTCCTCTGTTGGCAAAGTTTCTTGAGACTTGGCCTGTTCAGCTTCGGCGGCGGCTTGTTTGGCTTGTGCGTCAGCTAACGCAGCTTGAGCGTTGGCAAGGGCAACATTTGCAGCAGCAAGAGCGGCAGCAAGAGCAGCGTCATTAGGGGAAGCGGCGGCAGCGGCAGCAGCGGCAGCTTCGCCGATTTTAGTTATGGTTGACGCACGGGCATCGGAAGCAGCACCAGCGGTGTTAATAGCGGTCACCTGACCAGGAGTCAGGACACCCGGTGGAGTTGCATATGGTAACCCTGTGGTATCGTCGGTGAACGTGGGGACGTAATCAGGATCTTGGAACATTCGATCAAGTTCAGCCTGATACGACGATTTAACAGGGCCAGATACATTATTTGACGCTAATTTGCGAGACACATCAGCAGGACCCAGAGGAGAAGGGGGGCGATTATCATTAGAATAATAGAATTTTCTGTCTGCTTGATAAAAGCCGTTTGTTGTAGACTGCCAAACCAGAACAACACAGTCGGGACCACAATAAGACGTACCCCCGCCAGTAAACGAGCCATCTAAATCAAATATGCTATCAGCATAGGTTATAAGTTTATTACCAATGCCGGGGATAAAAGCAACAGAACCGACCGGGGAATCTTTATTAAGATCAGGTGCTTGAGGAACACCTTTAAAAGCAGCGTTAGCTTGTGGATAAACCAAATTACCGTCAAGAGTTTTCTTGTCGGCTAGTTCACTGGCTTTGCTGAACGGCATGACTGCATGCAAGGGATCTTCTTTAAGAACATTTGCACCGGCCTGAGCAAAGATGTAGGCGGCGCTTGCGGCGCGTGACAAAGCACCTGTGATGCCATCAATAGAGGTAATGCCCGTACTAGTCATGGCGTAATGGATACCGACACCACCAGCAACAGCCAATGCGAGGGCAGAGGCGGCATACCAAGCAGGGATAGCGAGGGGAACAAAGGCAGTGGCAGTTTTTACCGAGAAGAGGACGTAGATAGTTATGACGACAAGGAAACGTTTCATAGATAGCCCCATTTAAAAAGGCGCACCGGATGAGTGGGAACCGGTACGCCGTTCGATCAGCAGTTGATTACTTTGTGAAACGTTTGTACAGCTTCCAGGCGATACCAGCAGCCAGGATAACGCCGGCAATCGGCATAGCAGCAGCGATAGCCGGAGAGAGTTCAGCGGTGATAGCAGTTCCAACGCCGGTAAAATCGAGTGTTGCAGCGGCGAAGGAAGGTACGGCAGAGAGAGCAGTTACAGCGGCAGCAGCGGCGATTGTGTAGAACTTTTTCATTTTTGTGGTCTCCTTTTTGACCTGAGTTGTCCCACCGTGTGGGAGTTTTTTTGTTTCCACTTTTGACCATTTATACGAGATTAATGAAAGCTTTGTAGATTTTCCAGCAGATGTAAACTGACAAGAGGTAACCAGCTACGAGCAATGAATCATTAATAGCAGCATAAAGATTCTCACGGTAATATGAGGTGATTTGTGTGAAATCGAGTACAGGCATTATTTATCACCTCCTTACGAAACAATACGTTTAAACTTTAATGAATTGCGTTGTCGGAATTGGCTTACTAGATCATCCGTCGAGACCGTTGACTTACTATCCGACAACGCAAACTGCTAACTAATAATGCGTTTGAATGTGAGATAGACCCTGTTCATTCCCCAAACCAGAAACCAAGCCATAGCACCGACGGATACCCAACCCAGAAAGTCAGCTGATACAGTCGGCATGATTCACCCCTTCCAGCTTGTTGCCAAGATCAGGGCGATCAGGAGACCACCGACACAATCACGGAGTGCGTTGATGGCGTCAACTATGGCCTGGGTGTCTGGTGTCATTTGCAGAACCCGTTGAATGAGAACCCGCCCCGAACGAACTGAACAGCAATCGGAACTACTTTTCCGAGATGTTGGGTGACACTTTCAGCTTGAGCATCGTTCACGTTGACTTTGATGAGTTCCGCTTCTGAGCTGTCCAGATCGAGCAGGGCGAGAGAGTTGAAGGAGTAGGGCTTGCCGGTTTTTGTACTGGTTCCTTCGATTTTTTTCAGGGTGAGCAATTGAGCACGTACGTTCATTTTTTTTGTCTCCTTTTTGGTTGAATTTCTTGAAAAGCGATATAACACAGGTTTTTTACTCAAATTTGTGTCTTGACTTGTAAAAGCCTGTTTTCTTTAACATTTTGTTTTTTGTTAAGCAATTTTTAACCTGATCGAATGAACTGAATTCATACTGTTCGATTATTTTTGATGCGGTCAGGGAGAGGGCACAACGGGGCGTTTCTCCTTTTCTGAGAAATTCGGAATATGTTGATACTACGGCGTTTTCGTATTCAAGGAGCATTGCTTCGACAGCAGGTTTTTTCTGTTCGAGGCGTTCATGGATACAATCAATGTTGGTTTTGGCTTTCCAGCCAAGGCCACGGAACAGCCCGGCGAGACTGGTCAGGAGAGCTACAAAAGCGTTAATGCTTTCTTCGGGGAGGGTGAAGGTTACTGTTGCGAGTCCTGGGCCTGCCGGTACAACTTGGCATGGAATATTTTCAATTTGATTGATTAACATGGCTTTATCTCCTAGAAGGGAAGTGGTTCGAGTTGACTACATTCGATTATAAATTCATGTTTACTGGTTAAGCGCTTTTTTCCTTCTGTAGTTAGTTCACGAACGAATGCACTAAATGAGTGTGAGTCAAGAAATTTATGCAACATACCGAATGTTGGAGCATATTGTCGGCGGAGAAAGTCCATTACTTGCGGAATTATTTTGATGGACTTGTAGACTGTTAGGCGGAGTTTATCAGTAGTTGCTAACCATGCAGACCACCAATCTTGTAAGGAACAGCGGCTTTTGTTGGAGTCGTCAAGGTTGATTACGGCGAAGTACTGATTGAGGACGGAGACGGCGAGGGTGCCAGCTTCTAAGGGTTTTGGGGCGATGAGGTGTTTAACGGCTTCTTGTGCACGTTCGGCCATTAGTTGGAGTTCACAACGTACCCAATGACTTTGAATCCCGAGTTGTGCGGCTTTATCGTAAAAACGAAACTTGATTCGACTTGCGGGAGATCCAATGTATATTGTCTTTCCTTGTTTTTCGGTTTCGTCGCCAAATGTGAATTTCTCATGTTTAGAACCTCCTTTGAAGATTGAGCGAATTTGTTTTTCTTGGATGGCGTTTTCAAGGCGATAAAGGTCAAGTGCGCCGTCTACGTTATCAAGGGCAATGTCAAGGCGGGTTACGGTTGCGCCGATGGCTGTGAGGTTGTGAAGGAGTTGATACCAGCAGTGTTTTTTGTCTTGTTTCCAGCCTTCATACTGGCGGCAGCCTTGGCCGGTCATGGAGATATGACAGCCCATAGAGTCCTGACCGTCAAAAAAGACGACGATGTTGCCACAGCGGCGAGATTGCTTGTAACCCATGCCGCCACCCTTGGAAGGGATAAAGGCAAGGCCGGAGAGGCCAGATTTTTCAATTGCTACGTCTGGGTCAAGATCTTTCAACGTCCAGGACAACCAATCAATCAAAACCTGGTTTTCTTCGGGGGCAACGGGCGCGGTTGTAATTTCCGCACCCATGTTATTAGATGGGTGCTTTTCGGCAGGGGCGAAAGCAACAGCTGGTGAAGCAGACAAATGTTTTTTGATAAGCTTTTCAGTTTTCGATGAATACAGACCGGCATTACAATCCCAACAAAAACCGTCAACAAGGTTTTCAGTGTAAAAGAAAGAACCACAGGTTTTGCAACGGGTTCGCTCCTTGCCTTTGTAACTCTGGGTTTCAGGAGTAAAGAGAATGTGCTCTTTCAAGCGGCACCCCCGAACGACAGAGACCACGCGAGGCAATCAGCGCATTCATCCGTATCGATTAGGCGGCCAGCGCGTACAACAGCGCCGCAGCAACGACAATAACCGAGATAGCGACGTGGTTTCATAGCGCACCCACAGTAATGAGACGCCAGGACCGAGAAGAAGCACCGCATTTGCAAGACCAAACAAGGTTAATATAACGAGAGCTAGGACTATAAGATTCAACGAGAGAAACGAACCGGCCACAATTAGGGCAACGAGAACGGGAAGAAGTCATAACGCACCCCCGAAAAGGTCGATTTGTTCACTGGAATTGTCAGAGATCCTGCGTTTCGAGATTTTGCCGTTAGGAAGGAGTTTCGAGATATGGACATTGACCGTGGAGCCGGCCACATGAAAATCAAAAGGGCGAGGTTCAGGCCTACGAGTTCCGGGGATAGGAGAAAAGACCGAAGGACAATGGATCTTATGACCACAAGCGGAGCACTTGACCCAATCAGATTGAAGGTTGATGTAGGATTGGACTGAAACGAAGGCGGAACATGAAGGGCAGCGACTGGGCATAAAAAAAGACACCTCCTTGATGAGATGTCCTCATAATAATCGCCCATAAGCTATATT